TAATACCACCACCGATGTCAGGCATAACTGCTTCCATCACTTTGCCTTTGATGTTTTCGATAATCGCATCCTTGCGTATGAATACATACCCAACAGTACCAACAACGGTAAGAGAGATAACACCACTTGCAATAGCGATTCCATTAATGATCTTTTGCATTGTAATTAATTTCAAAATTGTTTAAACCCTTCACTTCTGAAGGTGAACTATTTATCACTCCAAACTGTTCACGTTCTTCAGCATCCCAGTCTTCTTGAATCTGTTCTACCTGTCTATCCACATCATCCATTGTGTTCTCTATCTTCTGCTCTATCCATTCTTCTTTAAGATATGCTACAAGACCTAGTAAAAGATGATTGATAGGAAACCTTTGTTTCTTTGCCCATCTTTCCATCTTGGCATACCAAGGATCTACTCCTTTCCCAAATTGTTTTTCAAATTTAAGTAACGTCTTTTTCTTTTCCATCTCGGTAAATAAAATATTACGAAAGAACCAATCCAAAAAATTGCTAGTACTGATATGTGTAGTAATCTGTTAGAGTTTACTATTAGACCAAGTGTTACAAGTCCAATCCAAGTGTAATCTAACGTACCGTGAAGACGATACCACACTTTGTCTCCCAATTTGTTAATGACTCTTTCTCTTTGTTTTGCGAACCACGGTGATACGTGACGCATCATAACGAATCCTTCGTTGAAGAACATAACAAAAAAACCAATCCAGAATATCATTTGATTAACTCTGACTCATCGATTGCTTCTCTAATTATTCTCTTGAGTTGTTTTGATTGCTTCTGGTTGATAGAACCAAACTTATTGTCTATCCATTTCTTACCATAGTAAAATACAAATAGAACTGCGAGTAAAGCAAAACCTTCACCCCAATCTAGACTCCACGCCCATTCAAAAAATTTCCACATAATGTTCTCCTAACAATTTTTATTTAGGTCCTCTGCCATATTACCACCAATCTCTGCACCTTGGTCGCCACCAAACATCGCTACCCAACCTGCTGCAACCCAACCCACAAAGGGAATACTACTAAGAGTAGGAGCAGCACTAGCACCAATGCTTGTACCGACAAGTCTTCCAGTTCCTTTTGCAGCACCAACCGCTTCGATACACGCTTCGCTTTTGTTACTGGCAACAGGGTTTTCTCCTTGATATTTTTGTATATGTGCATCTCCATCCATTGTATATTCTTCTACTATCTCTGTTTTCTCATTTGCTAATCCTAAGAAACCACCTTTCTCATCAAGTTTAGTTGTCTTATACATTGTCTTTGGATCATTTCCAACGTAACTCATCTTGTATCCATCTTTACTTGCAGATACAACGTATGATGTATAGGGACCTATAAGAGGTGGATGTATGACAGGATAAGATTTCCTAGATGCTATCATACCAATCATCCCTATATGGGATACACCCAACAACGCACCTAAACCTAGACTAAACCATTTCATTTTGAATCGGGGACAATTTTTACAGGACCTGACTCTATCCTTATAGTTTGAGCAGGGGCAGTCTCTGATGCCTTAGCGATAAGAAACTCCATATCTTTTTTAGATATGTTAGCACTGCTATCAGGATCACCTGGTTTCTTTTTCTTACCTCCCGTTTGGACACCAAAAGTAGCTAAAGTTCCTGTGAAGACCGAAGCTATGAAAGTTGGATCTATCTTTTCTCCTGCATCATATCCTGGTATTTTAACGTAGTTCAAAGTTAAAATTCCTGCGGACCATATAAGAACGATCACTCTTATCAATGTTGCTAGGTATGCTAGTTGTTCCTCTTTATCCTCAGCAAGTTCTTTAAATTTACCTAGAGGACCTTTAGGTTTTTCCTTTACTTCTGCCATTACAATATGGGTGACTAACCCTATTTAGACACCAAAAACTTTCTAGATTTTTTAAGATACTTCCACTCAGTTTTAATTCTCTCGTATGCTTTTTCCTGTGATAACTTTCCACCCATCTCTGCTGCACATACAAATTCAATCCTCTTAGCAAATTCTCTTACCGCCTCTCCCAATTCATCAGTTTCGTACATTAAGACTCCTCCGTTGTTTTCTTTTTACCGATGTTATATTTAGACTCTAAGATCCACTCCTTCTTATCTCTAAAAGAAATAACCTTGATTTGATTTAAAGGTGCAATATCTTCGACGCTACTTTCATCTACCATTACTACTAAACCCCAATCAGACAGTAACTTTGTAATACGATTCCTACGTTGTACATCGTTAGTTGTTAGATTAGAGTGCTTACCATCAAGAGCAAATAGTTCTTTAAAGTGAACTATGTAATACTTACCCTTCTTATGTAAAATGTGACAAGACTGAAATAGTTTTTTCTCTTTACGAGAAGCAACTCCAATTCTTGTTAATGTTTCTCTTACCTTGAGGAAATCATCAGGTTGACGTAAAGTCACCTCTACCATTTGCTCAGGACTCCACGAGATTTCTACGTTCTCGTCGGTCATCTTTTGCCTCCTGTATCCATTTTAAGTTTTATCAAATCAATTTGATCCTTTGTAAGAATCCTCAACGCATCCTTGGTCTTTTGATCAGAGTATTTAAAGAAACTCTTTACGAGTTCAAAGTCTTTTATCATCTGCTTTCTTTCCCAAGGAGAGAAACGTCGTTTCTTCCTAAGGCTATTTAGATAAAAGGAATATTGTAGATCCTTATCTAAGTTAAAGTGTGCATTCATTTCATTAGCATATAGAACTGTATCTATAAAACCGCTAAGACATTTGTTTACAATGAATGGAGGATAGTTCTTATCCCAATCACCTTCACGTTCTAATAAATTTTCTTTAGTGTGATTAATACTATTCAAATAATCCTTTAAAGGATAGTCGTCACGTTTGCTCATAATATATCTCCGAGAGAGAATGAATCTGTTGGATGTGTTTGAAAGACAAGACTATATCGTCTAGGGAAAGCATCCCTTACAGGAGGTCTTGCCATATGTGGAATGATAGATTGAAACTTAATCATTCTACCTGGTCTAGGAAGAACTGACTTTATAATCTCATCTGTTTCATTATCTATAAAGAGTGTTTCTCCTCCCATAGTAATGTTCCAATCAGGATTAACATATATCAGATATGTTACACCCTGTTCTACTTGAGAGTCAACGTGAGGTTTAGGACAGTCTTCGTGTCTAAAACAATTATACAAACATTTCTTTACTGGTACATCTATAAGATCTAAAAACTTATTACCTATTGGTTCAAAGTCTGGATAATCAAATGACTTACCTAAAGTATATGCGTGTTGGTTCTCAGGAGAATCTGCTAGGTGATCCCAGTTGTCATAGGAATCAAGATAGTAGTATGCTTCATTTACTAAACGTCTAGGAAAAAAATCATCTATAACCTCAATCAACGAATAACTCCTCCAATGGTGATTTTATACTATAGTTAGTAATTAAAAGTTCTTTCTTTCTAGTATTATCTTCTCTATGTTGCATTCCATACGTAATAGAATATTTTTCTATATTATAACTTTTGAATAGTTCTTCAATGTTTTCATTGATGTTATATGTGATCATCCATTTGTTAGTTGTCTCTGCACAGTTATATGCAAATTGTCTATGATCAAAACCTTTGTGCATTGTTCCACCTTTACCACCATATAAGAAATCTTTTATATCATATGGAGGATCTAAGAAAAGAAAAGCATCACCACCAAAACAAGAATTATAATCTAAGTTAGTTATCTTCCAATCTTGAATCAGTTCACCATAGTAAGGTAAGTTCTTAATACCTTTCTTAGTAAAATTTTGTACTGATGCCTGTGGTGAGAATGATGAGTTCTCTGTTAGACCTGAGTAAGAACATTTATTCATTACCCAGAAGTAAACAGCAGACAAAAATATATCAGAGTCATTAACTCTAGTCTTTGCTGCGTGATATAGTTCTCTTGCTTTCTCAGGAGTATCGTGATTGATCTTCAACCCCATTAAAGCATCAGATAAATTATCAGGATCTTCTTGTAAGATAGTCCAAAAATTATACAGAGGAACATATAAGTCATTTACCCATACAGGTATGTCTCTATATCTTTTTGTAAATTCTATAGCAGTAGAACCACCACCAAGAAAAGGTTCTCTGTATTCTGTCATACGTGGCATCTTATCCACGAGCATTGGTGCTACTCTTGACTTTCCACCAGGATACCTAAGAGGAGTCTTCAATGATTTCATTATGAATTTAATCTTGTTATTATATTACCACTAACTGACACTCTTTGTCCAGTAGATTTGTAGGGATACACATAATGTTTTAACCAAGCAGGAAAAATATAGATGTCACCTGCCTGTGGTTTGATTGGACCATACTGACACCTTGCGTATGGTAACTGTTCTCCATATGTAAACACAATCGAACCTGCTATCTCTGGTTCATCATACATTCCAGGTGGAATATCTATGTAAACTACAAAACTAAATTCACCTGCGTGATTATGTACAGGTTGCCAATCATCTGCACGTTGAAAGTTTACCCATATAGGTTCTATATCAATATAATTTTGATTAGTATATGTACCAATGTGTTTACGCAATTCATCTAAATCACGTTTACTTGGATAGATATAAAACTGTTCTTCTAGTTGACCTGCTAATATACCAGACGCATCCTGTGATGGTTCTGCATCAAAAGCATATCTTAGTAAGTCTAGTCTCACCTCTTCATCTATTTTACCGTGATAAATTTTAGGACCGAAAGGAGTTAAGATCATTAGTTTACTTTTAGGTTTACCATATTCTGTCCATAAGGACCAAAGTTAATACCACCATCAGGTAGAGCATTCCAAGCAATAACAGCACGTGGTTCTGGACCGTGATGTGGTACAGACCAATGAATCATCCAACTTGGCCAGATCAGTAGTTGACCTACAGTTGGTTCTATCGCTACAGCATTCTCATATGTTCCACTGATGATTTCTAACTGATTCATCGTACGTGGTGTCAGAGGGTCCTGGAAGACCGTAGGAGACCCCTCTGTGAGGTAATAGATACCAGACAGGTATGAAAACGGATGTCTATGTGCTTGATGGCAACCACCACTATCAGGTCCACTTACATTTCCCCAAGACATACAGACCTTGAAGTCACCTTCAAACTGTAATTGTTCTTCGGTTTTTATATCATTCAGACATTGTTCAAACCATTTATGTATATCCTTAAATTCTTCTCTCTCAAATAAATCACCTTTAGTAGTTTCTACAGTATTAGGAATATTAAATAACCCACGTTCACATTCCATAAGGGTTTGTAAAGTAGGTTCTACTAAATCTTTATTATCAAATGAATAAAACTTAACTGGGAAGAATTCGTGTGTGTCCATAATAATTAATATTCAAGATAGTTCTTGAAGAATGTTTTCTAGGTGCATTACCAGAGTGATACATACGACCATCAAAGATTACATACTTTCCTTTCTCAGGATCTATGTATTGTTTAGGTCTAACGTTCTCTGGATTTTCACCATACCTTTCTTTATATATTGTAGTTGGACCATCGCTATTGTCACAATAGTAAATCATAACCCAATGTCCAAACGGTGCATCAACGTGTGGTTGTGTAGGTGGCACTCTATTCTTCATAGTCTTTGCTGCACGTACACGAATTAACTCACCAAAATCTCCATCAACATTTTTTACCATCCACTTCCAGAATTTATCAAATACAATATCATATGCGTTTGACTTTATCTGATTGTCAGTAACAATAGTGTGTGCAAAGTATGGATGTTCTTCATAACCATCTAACTGTAATACTTCAGCAGTGCCATTATAAAATGAGGTCTGTTCTTGATAAAACCACGGAAAGGTATTATCTCTACACAAGACCTCATAGATAAAATCTGATATGTCTCTTGGAATATATCCTACTTGTATTGACATTGCATCATCATTTCGGTTAGGAACGCAACTAAGTTAATCTCTTGATCTGCAACAAATGCAGTTTTGTATTGGTAGTCAGCAATAATTAAAACTGCCTGTGGAATACTTTGTGGTTGTAAATGATCATATAGAGAATCATAGATAGTTCTCATAATAGAATTAGGATCGTTGTCTAAGTTAGATACAACCCACTTACGCATCTTAGTAAACTCTTTTGTTTTTAAATAAGATACCAGATCATTTAGATTAGTTGATTGCTGTACAGCAAGGACACCTGTATCAATTTGTCCAACAGAAGAATATCTTTGTATTTCATTAAGTGTTCTTCTAAAGTCAGGAAAATATTTCTGTACTAATGCAGCAACAACTTTAGGTTCATAACCTACGTGCTCTTTATCTAGTATAGTTTTTATGTTAGTAAAAAATTCTGCTGCTATAGTTGCTTTCTCTTTACCTGTGATTGAAAAATCAATTACACTACATCTTGAATGTAATGGTTCTATAATTTTATTCTTATAGTTACAAGTAAAAATAAATCTACAGTTACTACTAAACTCTTCTATAGATGCTCTAAGTAAAAGTTGAACATCGTGAGTAGTATTATCTGCTTCATCTATAATAATTACTTTATGTTTTGCAGAAGATGCTAGAGACATAGTAGATGCAAAATTCTTTGCATTGTTTCTAACAGTGTCTAAGAATCTACCTTCATCAGATCCATTGATTACATAATAGTCTGCACCAATCTGTTCACACATTGCTTTAGCAACAGTGGTCTTTCCAATCCCAGGAGGACCTGATAGTAATAGATTAGGTAGTTCTCCTTTCTCTACAAACTTATTTAAAACATCTTTTATATTTTCTGGAAGAATACACTCATCAATAGTTTTGGGTCTGTATTTTTCAACCCATAAAAAATTACTCATTATGAAATCCAAGAAGGTTTGCGTTCTGGTCTACGAAGATAATTATCGCACACCCAAGGTTTAGATGCAATATATCTTTTGTACGCAGTGAAAGTATCGATAGTATTATCGTACTTAAACTCATCATACATTGCTCTAACAAAATGCGTGGGTTTAGTGTATGCTTTTGGAAATAGATTATCAGCACACTCGATAGTATATTGACAACTATGTGTCTTACCATAACGATGAGTGTACTCTGCACATAAAGCAAGACCGTGTTCTATTAACCAACGGAAATTAATCTGTGACCAAACAGTACAAGGATGATTACGAAATGCACCCTTATCTGTTTTATAAGGTTCACCGTTTAGTTTAGGTAATAAACCGAAACCGTGTCCCCATTTTTCTGATGCAACAATAGAAAGCATTTGACAAGTTTCTAGTGGCATTTTGACAATATGTTTGTCAGGTAAGACCTGTGCAGATTTGACAGGATCAGGATCGGTAACGAATATGTTCATACCTTTAGTCTAGTGCATCTATCTTAGAATGTCTAGTAGGTTTGTGATCTTTCATACCACCGTGGTTTCCATCTCCAGGAAGTTTACCAGTTGCTATGTAAGTAACTGCATCAACTGATCCTTGAAGTCTGGTAAGATCTTCTTCTAATTTTAAATACTCATCGAACCATCCTTGCAACTCATCTTTTCTAGCAGTGAGTTGTTTGATACGTTTCTCGAATCTTGCCAACAGTTGTTCTGGAGTCTCTGTTGGTTTTGGAGTGTCGTGTTTCTTAAGTTTCATTGTGGTTCAAGAGCGATAAAGTATTGCAGATCACGATTCACTGCATCAAATAGAGCACATCTATTATCATAGATTGTAACATTATATTCTTCTGGTTGCAACCTAAGATTCTCTACTTTAAAACAATAACATAGATCATCTTCATCAGTTGTTCCTACTGGCACTTCATAACTGTTGGATGTCTCATTCTTTTTATCACATACAGTTAATACAAGAGAACCACTCTTAGAATATAAACATAGATCTTGAACTGCATAAACTGATGCTGCACGTAGAAGATTATCTAACACATTAGGTTTAAGAGTAAACTTAATTGTCTTAGTGTCAGGTAATTTAACTCCATCTTTAGGAGGTTGTACTACGAGTTCTGGGTCACTGTAGAAGAAGTTTGATTCCGCACCCGACTCATCTTTGATGATAACCTTACTGTCTGAACTGAAATCAAAGATAGGGTTCTCAAACATTGAGAGACCAGATAGAAATACACCGAGGTCATAAATGGGGACTTGTGTAGGAAAAACTTCTTCGACTTCAGCAGAAGCAAATATGTTTTTGTTAACACTGATCGTACGGATTTTAGAACCAGGATTGATAACAATAGATTTGTTGATCGTCGCAAAATTTTTAAGTGTGTTGAATGTGGATTTAGTTAATTTAACTTGGGTCATTGTTGTCGGACTTATCAGAGAAGTGTAATAAGAGTATAGCATAGTGAACGATTTTAACAATGTCCTTTCTTGCTGTTCCCTTGCGGTCGTAACGAGAAGCATACTTTAGAATATTACTTCTACAGAATGCTTCAGCATCACCAACCGATTCTATAATGTCAAGTGTTTGTACTTGTCCATTTGAATAATGACCTTCATAGGTCTTTTCAATGTACTTGTAAATCTCTTTGAGGAGTTTATCCTCTTCATACTTGAACATTATAAAAGGGGGTTTATACCCCCCTAGTATATCAGTCTTCCTTTTGGAAGTCAACATCTATTTTATCATAGAGTTCTAAGAATGCTTGCTTAGTCTCATCATCGAATCTGTTGATACTGTACTTGATTGCATCTTCTTTCTTGTTGAAGATTGAGTATGCACGCATAATGTGTACAAGTCTACGAGTAGAGATTACTTCATCAATACCTCCATCGTTGAATGTCTTACGAATAACCTGTGCCCAATCACATAGACGAGATACAAAGTCTTTGTCGTTGATCTTTAGATCGGTAGCAATCTTAGTAAGAATCTTATTCTCAACAGTAACTGTTGGATACTCTTGCTCTAGTGTGATAGCAAATCTCTCAAGGAATGCTTCGTTAAGAACATTGGTGCCGATGAATCTACCATCGTCAGAACCTTTACCCTTAGTATTAGCAGTTGCGAATACATTGAATCCATTAGCAGGTTTTACATACCTACCTAGTTTCTTAAGGAATACACCTTTACCTTCTAGTACAGATTGTAAGCAAAGAATTTTGTTTGATGCTAGGTCAATCTCATCAAGGAGAAGGACAGCACCTCTCTCAAGTGCTTCGATAACTGGACCATTGTGCCATACAGTATCTCCATTGACTAAACGGAAACCACCGATAAGATCATCTTCATCTGTCTCAACTGTGATGTTGACTCTTACAAAGTCTTTCTTGAGTTGAGCACACGCTTGTTCTACACCGAATGTCTTACCGTTACCAGATAGACCAGAGATGAATGTAGGATAGAAAACGTTTGAACTGATAATCTTTTTGACAGCAGTGAAGTTACCAAAAGGAACATAGTTAGGGTCAATGTCTGGAACAAGTATTTGCTCTGAACGAGGAACAGATTGTACTTGCTGAACAGCAGGTGTAGCAGCAGGTGCTTTGAATGTTTGCTCTAGTTCTTTAACAGATAGGTTCCACTTACCAATAGCAACCTTATAAGTCTTAAGACGTTTCTTGATTGTTGCTAGTGAACAACGGAACTCATCAGCAGCAGATAGTAGTTCTTTGACAGATACTTCATTGCCGAAGTTTGTTGTTAAGTATGTGACTATATCAGGTGTGGTCACAGGAATTGCAGTTGTGAAAGGCATTAGTTTGTCTTGTGTCTATGTATATACAATAGCAATAAAAAACCCCCTTTCAAGGGGGTTGTGTGACACTAATATAATTGGTTATGCAACTGTCTCTATGAATGAGTTGTGCATCTTCTTATTAGACTTCTTGTTCTTGAACATCTTTTTGAATGTCCTAGTAATCTCTGCACGTGAAGAACCTTCCTTGATGTCATCCCATAGTTCTTCTGTATCGTTCTGATTGTTAGATGGCATAACAAATAACTTATGGTATCCAGTGTTTGTGAGGGCAACATACTTATCTTTTCTGTATGCTTTCTTTGCTTTCTCCATTGGTACTGTATCATACTCAAATGCTCTACCGAAGAAGTAATGTCCATCACGTGAACCAAGTAAACGGAACCCAAGAATATTGAGAGCAGGATATGTCTCACGTAAGTTGTTAAGAAGGATTTCTGTAGTCTTATCACCTCCATCAAACTTCTCGTAAGTACGTCCTAGTTTACGATCTCTAAGCGAACAGTTGTAACCTATAGAATTTGGATATGGACGACTATTATAAGTATGATCACCACTGTAGTAAGAAGAATGTTGACCTTCACCATCAGTAAGAACACATAGTGTAAGTTTGTCT